CCCAAAGGCCCCTACGGCCCCGACGGCTTGCCCAATGGTAATAGAGGGGACAAAAAGAAGCCCCGACAGCAGGGGGTACTGTCAGGGCTATGGGGAGGGTGGTAGGTCTGGGGTAGGGTGTGTATAGGTTTACCCCTGCGGAACCTACAATTCCATTGTACAGTCCAGATCAACATCTGTCAATAGGTACGGAAAATATTTTTTTCTTCTGTAAAATCACCGAACACTTGACAAAATTTATTTTTAGTACCCATAATAGGTTTGTACTGGGGCCGAAATGGCAGGGGAAATCAACTTTTATAGTCCATGTGAACCAAAGTTCCGAGACCACGGGCCCCCACGTACACCTTTTTTCCTTTTTACGCACCTAAAACCGTAGGATAATTACTTTTCCTGTACTTATCTATCACTAATAGGTGATAATTTCCCGTTTCTTTAACACATATACGTGATAAACCATGAACCTCCTCCCCCAAAAGAGTAAAAAGCGTGAGCTCTCAGACAAACAACAAGCTTTCCTCACCGCACTCTTCGAGAACGGCGGTAACTTCTCGCGGGCTTGCGAGGTGTCAGGTTACTCGCAAGGTTCCATCGGGCACCTCAAAGAGTCTTTGGCTGACGAAATTATCGAAGGAGCACGGAATATTCTTGCAGGTGGTGCTCTCAAGGCCGCAAATAAACTCGTCGCGACCATTGACGCCCCAGAAATCGAGCGTGGAGATAACATACGTCTCCAAGCCGCTGAATCTCTCCTCAACCGAGTGGGTCTCGGGAAGAAAGAGACTGTGGAGCACAACGTCCAAGCTATACATGGGGTGGTACTACTCCCCCCGAAGAAAGAGATGGTTGTAGATGCCAGCTAAAATACCGAAGAGAGCGTGGCTTGATAGGGCACTTGGCGAGTTCTGGACACCAGAAACAAAAGATGCCGGTGTTGTTCACACTGCGGTTGAATACATGGACGAGGATGAGACCATAATTGGGGTGTTTCCCCTCGTACGCAAGTTCGAGAATGAATTAAAAACCTTAAATATGCAAGATGCTCGTGAAATATCGAAAATCAAGAAGGATTTTATACCCGTAAAGTCTTTTGAAGAGGGAAATGCGCTCTCGAAAGTCATTTCGGGAATGGTACGTGAGCAAAGATCAGCCGAAGGGTATACAGCCCGATGGAATAGGGCTCGTAAGACCAAATGAGCGAAGAAACTGCCGAAGAACAGCCAAAACGCAAGCCGGGACGCCCAAAAAAAGACCCGAATGCACCCAAAAGCCGCTACCATCTCTCAACGGCAGAAAAAGCCCGTCGAGCGGCCCAAGCATCGATACGTCGGTCTAAAAAAGAGGCTGAAAAGAAGCGGGCCGCCGCAACAAAACAAGCATACAGAGCAAGTGTAAGAGAAAAAGCCGCCTCCAAGGTCGAAACAGCCCTAAAGGGCGAAAAATCACGAGTAATCGACCAAGGAGACCTGAATGAATTACCAAAAGCTGTTTCGGACCTCGTTGGTGAGGCTGAAGTTGTTTTCCAACCGAATGCCGGACCTCAAGAAGAGTTTCTCAGTGCCCCTGAACAGGACGTTCTGTACGGCGGGGCGGCAGGAGGTGGAAAGAGTTTCGCTCTTCTTGCTGATCCTCTCCGCTACTGTCACAACCCTAACCACCGTGGGCTTCTTCTCCGCCGTACTCTCGATGAATTGACTGAACTCATATCAAAGTCGAGACAACTGTATCCCAAAGCGTTTCCCGGTGCCGTATTCCGTGAAAGTAAGTCGACGTGGGTCTTCCCCTCTGGGGCTACTATATGGTTTTCCTACCTCGATAAAGACAAAGACGTTACACGATACCAAGGGCAAGCATTCAATTGGATAGCCATCGATGAAGTTACCCAGTACCCCACACCCTATGTATGGGAATACCTCCGGTCACGTTTACGCTCCACCGACGCAGAGCTCTCACAGAATCTCTCCATGCGCTGTACGGCAAACCCCGGCGGAGTTGGCGGATGGTGGGTCAAAAAAATGTACATCGACCAAGGAGAGCCCGGTAAGCCATTCATTCCCACCGACATGGAGTCAGGAAAGCCATACGTATACCCGGATGGACATGAAAAGGCAGGTAGGCCGCTCTACTGGAGAAAGTTCGTTCCAGCGAGGCTCACAGACAACCCCTACCTCATGCGGGACGGACAGTACGAAGCGATGCTCCTCTCCCTCCCAGAGGTTGAGAGAAAGCGTTTGCTCGATGGGGACTGGGACGTCGCAGAGGGATGTGCATTCCCAGAGTTCAGCAAGCTCAAACACGTTGTCGATCCTTATGAGCTCCCAACAAATTGGCCGCGAATCAGAGCGGCGGACTATGGCTACGCAAGCCCTTCGTGCGTACTCTGGGGTGCAATCGATTGGGACAACAACATATGGGTCTATCGAGAACTTTACGTAAAACACTTTACAGCGGAGCAATTAGCCGCTAAAATAATAGAATTAGAGGAGTGGGACCCCGCGCCTCATTATGCCGTGCTCGATAAATCGTGTTGGAACCGTACAGGGTACGGACCTTCCATCGCAGAGACGATGATACGCAGTGGTTGTCGGTGGACACCATCAGATAGCAACCGTATTGCCGGAAAGATGGAAATCCACAGCCGGCTTGGGGATAACCAATTCACGGGCGAACCTACTGTTAAGTTTTTCAACACGTGTACTAACATCGTAAAACAACTCGCTGGCATACCACTCTCAAAAACAAATTCAGAAGACGTAGACACAAAAGCAGAAGACCACGCATACGATGCCTTGCGTTACATGCTAATGACTCGGACAAATGGTTACGTCTCAATCCATAAATCCCTGAACGACATCAAGAATAGCACGTTTAAACCACAGGATGCAACATTCGGATACTAAATGGCAAGAATTGATCGAAAAGACAGCTTTACCATCGTCGAGACCATTAACGGCGAGCCATTTGACCCTCGTAAGCACACACTACGGGAGTTCACGGAAGAGTATGCCAAGACACTCGGGGAGTCGGGTGCGAAGACGTACAAGGCAAACTTTACGAGCCCAAAATCAAAGATAGGTAAAGCGTTTTCTGAGTTTGCTGATGTCCCTCTCGTGTACATTCTCTCAGAAACAATCGAAGATGAGGCAAACCCCCTCATTGCGGCGTATCAAGCTTCTGACTCAGTCAATACCCGCCGTTCAATCTACTCACAGGTTAAAGGGCTCGAGTACAACATCAATGCGGCGATGGATCGTCTCAACATCACAGGAACAGAGTTTCCTGATGGTGTACCGTCCCTCGTTTCTCGGGTTGCGCTTCCAGATAAGCCAAAGGCGAAGGGCGCAAGATACCAGTATGATCCGGGTGCCGTAGGAAAGCTACAGTCAGCCCTAGCGGAACACGCAAAAAAGAATCCAGCAGACGCACCAGTAGTCCGTGCTCTCGAAATGCAGATGCTCACAGGCTTCCGACCCGGTGAGGTCGCCAATATGCCTCTATCTGCGTTAAAACCGCCGAGTGAAATGAGTGAAGCTTACGGTATCTACCTGAGTACGGATACTCCGGGCGTAAAGATGGAAGCTCCTCTCAATGTTCCGGCTGGTCCTCGACAATTGACAGTGATGAATTCTGCGATTGACTTTAAGCGGGATCTCGGAGATGCGGCGTCGAAGAATGATTCAATGTTTGTCAATGCCGACGGGTCGAAGATCACAACATCCCAAATGACGAAGGTCTTACAAAAGATCGAAGTTCCGGGGATTATGTTCGATACAGAAACCGGAAAAGACATCAACTTTTTACAGGAAGCGTACGACTTACGCCGTCTCCACGCTACACTATCATTTAGTTTGTACAATGACTACGGACCCGGTGCGGCAATGCGTGGTCGTGCGATTAAAACCGGAACAGGTTCAGAATCAGATTACGTATCTCCCCGTCCCGGTTTTTACAACCAAAAGATGCTCGAGCCGCATGTACGTGTAAACACGTTCTTTAGCAATGCTTACATGAAAGACGTTGCGAAATCAACTAAGAATCCATCGGAGTCTCTCCTAGGCATTCCTACAGAAGACGCGGCTAAACTCGCAGAAGAAGCGAAAGCAACAGCGTCTCCGATTGCGTACCCCGGAAAAAGAGTCGCTTTTAACATCGACCTCGCTTCGGGTACGTCTTCTATTACCTTTGAAGACTCAACATCTCCTATCGGGATGCAAGGGCAGGCTACGCAAGACTTAATCGTTAACGTGCGTCCTCCGAAACCGAGCGCACGGGATGTCAAGCCTCTCGTAGTTGACGTCACACAGGCAATGGCGGAAGAAGCCGCTGAAAGTCCGGTTGATGCAGAAAAGGCTCGCCCAAAGCTCCAAGCCTACCTCGAAAGAATTCGTAAGTTCAAGCCGGGTCCCGGAACAAAGACTGGAATGGTCGGTCTCGGTGTTGCGGGAGTCTTAGGAGCTTCTGAGAAGGCGTACACTGAAGAACTAGAGCGAAGTGGTAGTACCCTACGGGCACGTGCCGCAGGAACGCTTAGAGGGGCGTATGAGGCCGCTGAGACACCTCTGTTAATGGGGTTGACCATTGGTGAAGCTGGTGCGAAGGGTGTAGCAGATCAACCTGCCGATCTTCCCGGCCGTGGCCCTATCGAGACAGAGTTTACTCGAGAACAAGCAATCGCAGAAATGGATGCACGTGATCAGGGCTTTATACCCGACACACGGAACGAAAGACTCAACACGATTGAAGAATTTGAAAGACGGCAATCCGTCATTGACGAACAGAAAGCACGTATCAGTGCGTACGATGAAAGACAACGGTCTTTAGAAGACCAAACTAACGAACTACTACAACGCGGAGAATAACATGAAATACTCAGAAGCAGACATCATG